CCAAGGCCAGCACGACCCGACCGATGGCCAAGGCGAGGTCAAGGAGGGATTCAAGGTTCATGCCCCAAAGTTACACCACAAGATACTTGCCCGAGTTGCTCACGGCCAATTTGTTGAGGGCCACATAGCGGAGCGCATCGCAGGCGTGGTTGTAGGAGTCAATCGGCACTCCTGTATCCTTGCCGTCCTTGTCCGTGGCCCAAGTGTACGAGCGGAGTTCTTTGATGAGGTTCACGGAATCCTTGGTCACATGAAGGTTGAACCGCTTGACCACATCTATCCCCTGCCTGACTGAATCGGGTCCCTTGGATGCGGGCTTGATATTGAATCCGAGGCGGTAGATTTCCTCGATGCTCTTGGGTTCTGCTGAATCCGCCACGATTTCCCACGCACGGGTAATCCCGAACTCCTTTAACCGCACCGCAATGTCGGAGTTGGTCAAGCCCCGATGGTAGAGCAACTCATGCACAAACAAGTCGTCACCCCTGCGGTAAACTGCGACCAAGGCCGTGGGGTCCGTGCTGAAGCCCCAGTCAAGCCCGTAGGCGACGAATTTCATCGTGCTTGGGTCTATACCATCAACCACCGTGTAATCGCCGTAGATAGCCCCCTGTAGCGTCCCGACTTGGCCCAACCCGTACACCTTCCACCAGTTCGCCCAGTATGCGGATGTTTCGGCTTTGACCTTGGCCTTCTCAATCTCCCGAACGATGGAAGCATCAAGGGCCTCGTTGTCCTTGTAGGTTACCAGCAGGAACTCGGAATCCTTATCGTGCATGATTTCGGTATGCGCCCAAAACTCCTGCACGGGGTTGTAGTCAATGTAGATGGCCTGCCGTGTACGGATGGCGAGTTGGTGATATGCCTCCCATCCGATATTGTTGGCCTCGTTCACGAACAGGACATCACGCCTTGCCCCCCGCATCTTGTCACTTTGGTCTGCGCTGAAAAACTCAATATAAGACCCGTGGGGGAACTCGTAGCGAAGTAGGGTGCGGTTGTATAGTTCCTCCTGATAAAGCCCCGTAGAACGCAGCATTTTAAGGAAATCCTTCAAAGCACCACGCCGCAGGTGCGGGATGGATTCGGACACAACCGAAATCTCAAACGGGCCTTGCTTCTCATCCGCTGCGAAGGAATAAAGCAGGGACAAGATGGCGAATGTTTTTCCCGCCGATGAGCCGCCTTGTACTATTCGGACCCGCTTGCGGAATCCATTAATCTTGACTGCGGTCGTTGTCGGTGTCAACTTGCAACTTTACGCCCTGCCAAATCGGCTGCGGGGTTATTGATGCGGCCACCTCCTGCTTGGGCTGACCATAGACCCGTGAGAGCAGGGTTTCCAACGAGTAGAGGGTCCCCTTCTCCAGCGACTTCTTCATGGCTCCTGCAACGGTTTTTTCAAGAATGGTGGCCTTGGGTTCCTTGTAAACCTCGGCCAGTTCCTCCAGCGTCATGGACATCATGGCTTGGAGGGTGTCGTTGATTTCCGAGCGGGTGTAGCCCTGCGATGCCAGCAGGCTGACAAACTTGCGAGGGCGACCGTTGGGGTTGCCGCTGGTTCCCTTGGGGAATTGATGCGCAATAATGTCCTCGGCGGCCATGTGCTGTTATTCTGCTGTTTTGTACGGCTCCCCGTTCCGCTTGACTTCAAGGCTTGGGTCAAGTTTGAGCATACGGTCAACGATGACTTGGCAGTACTTCGGCTCCATTTCCATCATAAAACATTTGCGGCTTGCGTTATTTGATGCCACCATTGTTGTGCCACTACCACCAAATAAGTCAACCACTAAATTGTTTCTGTCCGATGAGTTTTGTATCGCACTTTCAACCATGTCCACAGGTTTCTGTGCGTTATGAATTCTGTCCGTTGTAACCCTATGGTGTCGCCATATATTTGGCTTTCCGTTTACAGTTCTAACCCCTGCTTTTACTGTTCTTGATGTGGTTTTATTTTTTGGACTATTATCAAAAAACCAAATCATTTCATAGCATTGTTGATACATAGCACCAACACCACCATCTCCTTTATCCCATATACATAGATTTTTTGCTTTTAACTCTACCTCTCTACTCATTGCCTCAATGACAAATGCGCTATGCCAATCACAACACACATAAATATGGCCATAGGGCTTTGTGATGTCTTTGTAGTTTTTTAATATAGTCCTAAAAAAAGGCCTTACCATTTTGTCATCTGCAACATCTGCAACCCCTGTGCTATTACCAAACAACGCATAAGGTGGGTCTGTAAAAACACAATCTGCAACTTTATCATCCATCAACCTTGCAACGGTGTCGCTATCCGTTGAATCCCCGCAAAGCAAACGATGCGGCCCAATCTCAAACAAGTCACCCAGCACAATGTCGGTCGTGATTTGGTCGGGCATCTCGTAGTCGTCTTCCTCTGCTTTTAATTCCTTCGGGTCATCAAAGGCGGGGATGTCAAGCCCCCAATCGTCTAACTGCTCGGCATCCCATTCGTTGGCGAGCATCTCCCAATCCCACTCTCCGAATCCCACATTGTCTTTAATGATGAACTGCCGCTGCTTGTCCTCGTCCCAATCTACAATCTCAACGGGGGCTTCCTTCCATCCTGCCTCCTTCATCGCTTTGAGCCGCATATTGCCCCCAAGGACAACCATGTCTTGATTGACGACTACGGGCCGAACCTTGGCCATTTCGGGGAGGTCTTTGAGGGATTGCACCAACTTGAAGAACTTGTCGTCCTTAATGGTTCGGGGGTTGTTCGGGTTGGCTTTGATTTTGCCAATGGGCAAGGTTTGCATCAGTATTCTATTTTATCAATCAGTTCGTCAATCTTGTCCACGATTTTCATCTTCACCGCAAAGGCGTTGGGCGAGTTGGATTCCTCCACCGCTCCGATGCAGTCGCAGAGGGTCGTGATGACCATCATCAGCGAATCCATGCGGGCTTGGACTTGGGCCTCATCGTTGGGGGCTTTGGTTGAGGGCATGGGTAACGGTGTGGTGGTTGGCTTCGGCGAACTGGTCCGCCTCTTGGTAAATGTATTGGAGTGCCGATTTTACGCAGTCAGCGCACCACCAATTCGTATTGGGCCTGCCATGGGCGACGAGGATGGTCTGCAAGTCGTGGACCGCTTCGGGGGAGAGCCGCATGAACAAGGCCGCCTGGTATTGCTCCCAATAGTGGCGGTGCTTGGTTGCCAGCAGGTACTCGTCTTGGGTCATCGGTTGGTCAGTTGCAGGATGACAACGGTTAGCCCCGCAGAGGCAAGGCCGTAAACGGGAGCGAGAACCCAACCGCAGGTGGGCAGGGTCAGGGCCACCGCCACCCAAAAGGTTAGGCAGGTGACGCAAGAGAACGGCTTGTGCCTTGCGAACCAGGTCTTGTACCAAGCCTGCGGCAGGACATGGTACTCCGCAATAGCAAGGGCGGTCAGCGAACTAATCAGCAGGGGAAAAATCAGCGTGTCCATGGGATTGAATGGCGGCCTTGATTTTGGCCTTGGCTTGGTCGATGGAATAGATTATAGAACGATACGGAATACCCGTGTCACGGGACAACTTCTTCATGTTGCCCGTGCGTAGGTGCAGGCGTAGCAGTTCCTTGTCGTAGGGGAACGCCCCGTCCTTCGCCCATGTGTCCATCTCGGCCTCGGCGATGGCCCAAAGGTCATCCATGAGGGAATCGTACTCGGACTGGGGGATAGGCGAATCGGGGTCCAGTTCTTCGAGCAGGTCGTGATGGCGGTACTTTTGGGCAAACTGGTTGTTCTTTCCTCGGTAGAGGTTCAGCAGCAACCGAACCACATAGAACTTGAAGTACCCCTGCGACTGGATTTGCAGGATTTTGGCGGGGTCTTTCTCCAGCAGAATCAAGACGCACTCCTGCTCCAAGTCCCTCCAAAGCGGGTCGCCCCCTGTGATGGTGAGGCAGGCCTTTCGGATTTCGCCCGTGCGGTAAAGGTCAAGGATGATGGTGTCTGCGGATGCCATGCACAAAGATTGCAAAAAAAAGGGGTCAGCGGTTAGGCCGACCCCTTGGGCGTGATAGCGGTTTCGGGCTATTCTTCCTTCGGAAGTTGCAGAGTGTCAGTAATATAAGCCCCTTCAGCGGTCTGCAAATACTCTTGGGCGTTGTTGAAAACTTGCCTCCGTAGGTATCGCAGTTGAGGCTTGGCCTTGCAGTCGTTGTGGAAGGATTCCAAGTTGATTATGATGGTGGAGTAGTGGCGGTTCAGTTCCTTCCCGATAGCCATGAAGGTGAATAGGTACTCGTTGTAGGCGATGTCGGCCACGATGTTCCGAGCGATTACGCAGGGCCTTTCCCTTGACGGGGACCGCACTTGGTCGGGGGTGATGCCGAAGATGGCGGCCGTGGTGTCAACAAGATGATGGATGAGGGCTGGGGTCATGGCTTAATCTATTTCGGGTATTGGCATCCAGTAGGCGACTTCGTGGGTGAACCAGGTGTGGTTTTCGGAGTGCCACTTACCAGTGTACATATCACGCCAAGCAACGATTTGCAGTCCTTCAATATCAGTAATTAGGACGGGTTCGTCAAATAATTCGGGCATTTGGTCTTGGGGTCTTATCCAGGGCATGGCTTAGGCGTTTTTGGCTTGAAGGATGCGACCGAGCAGGGTCCAGTTCACGGACCAAGGCTTGATGGTTTCGGAGCGGTCGGGCTTGCTGCAAGACACGCACTCCTTGCGGATGTGGATTTGCCAGCGGCGGAAATCGGTGGGGGTTGGTTTCATGGGTTAGGGGTTTATGGTTTGGAATAATGTGTATTTCCCGCAAGTATCGGTCTTGATTTTTACTTGTGGCCCGAATCCGTTGCTCCGAGATAGCACATACTCGCAGGCGTTACCCTTCTCCCGCACCTCAATCACCTTCCAAGGGCGGTTGTTGGTGCAGGCGGTCAGCAGGAATAGGAGCAGTATGCGGCGCATGGTTAACGAGGCCAAAACCAAGTTGACTTACCGCAAGACCCCGTGACATAGACACGGCCCATAAGACCAAGGCGGGATGCGGTTTGTTCGGCAACAGTTACGCCATGCTCAAAGTTCATGCAAGTCAAAACAAGAGGCTGGCGGTTAAAGGTGGAGCATTCAATGCTTACTGAATAGGACAATGTTTTCATACTGTTTGGTTTAGTAGGTCAAAGATATAAACACTCTACCCACATTCAGCCAACACCCGCTTGAAATCTTCCACGCTTCGAATTACCTCGTACCTGTACCCAGCCTCCTGAACGACCCCCTGCCACCATTTTTGGGAGATGGACTGCTTGCCCTTGGGGTCTTTGAACTCCAAGAACACGGCCCCAGCGGCGGATAGGTATATCATGTCGCTCACCCCCGCAACCACGCCCATGGCTTTCATCACGCTCCCAGCATACGCAGACGGGGCGTTGTTGTTGACGGTAAACAATCGGCCCC